TAGAAATGAGAACCGGGTATGATCTAAAGAGTGCTACTCGTAGTCTCAATCTAATGTTGGCTGAATGGGCAAACAGAGGTTTAAACCAGTGGACCATAGCTGAAAAAACAGTAGCCATGGTCAAAGATACTAAGACCTACAATGTTGATAGTACAAATGCTACGGCACCAATAGACGTATTAGATGTATTTATCAGAGAAACAGTAAGCTCAGAAACTACGGACATACCAATGACCAGGTTAAGTAGAGCTGAGTATTCGCACATAACTACAAAGTCTACTACCGGCAAACCAAATCAATTTTTTGTAAATAAACAAACAACCCCGACAATATCAGTTTGGCCAGCACCAGACAAATCGAGCACCTATACAGTACACATGAACGTACTTACGAGGATGGACGATGCAGATGTGGGCGCAAATACACTAGATCTGCCGTTCAGATTTTACCCTTGTTTGGCAGCTGGCCTCGCTTACTATATATCTATGAAAAGGGCACCAGAAAGAACAAATACCCTCAAAGCAATATACGAAGACGAGTTTCAAAGAGCTTTATCCCAAGACGAAGATAGAGCATCATTTAAGATACAACCTAATTTAAGGAGTTATAACAACGCGTAATGGCTTTTGCATCTGGAAAATATAGTTACGGGATCTGCGACATTACCGGTTTCAGATACAAACTAAAAGATATGCGTATGACTTGGGATGGTTTGTTGGTAGGTCCAGATCAATGGAGTCCAAAACATCCACAGTTAATGCCTAAACCAGCTCCCCAGGATCCACAGGCAATAAGAAATGCAAGGCCAGACATAGCGGACGATAATAATGCTTTTTTGGTTTATACTAACGTGGGTGATGGCAAACTAGGATCAGTGTTAGATACATTTTCTATCGCGTCCGCAGTCGGCGAGGTTACAGTAACAACATGAGTTTTACATTAGCAACATTAAAAACAGCTATACAGGATTATCTTGAGGTATCGGAGACTACCTTTACTAATCAACTAGATACATTCATCAAAGAATCAGAAGACAGAATATTCTCTTTTGTTCAATTACCAGAGCAAAGAAAAAACGTACAAGGAACTTTAACAAGCGGTAACAGATTCTTGGCTACGCCGTCAGACTTTTATGCGTCTATGAGTGTGGCTATAATAAACTCTGATACTTACGATTATTTGGATTTCAAACATCCCTCGTTTATAAAAGAGTTTTCCCCTGGCACAACCCAGGGAACCCCTAAATATTATTCTTTATTTGATGATACTGCGTTTGAAATTTCACCAATCCCGGATGCAAACTATACAGTCGAAGTACATTATTTAAACAAACCAACTTCTCTAACCAGTGGTAGTGACAGTGGTACAACATTTTTATCTACAGATTATGCAGATGCTTTGTTGTATGGAGCTTTAGTTGAGGGAGCAATCTTTCTCAAAGAGCCAGCCGAAGTCGTTGCCCAACTAGAGGGGCGATTTAAGGAGGCAATAGCTCGTATGAAAAATACATCAGAAGGTCGTGGCACACGCGACGAGTACAGATACGATTCAGTCCGCACAAGCGTGACTTAATGGTATTAGAACATTTAGAAGGTAAATCCGTAGCAATAATTGGCCTGGGTGTGTCACAGGTAGATTTTGCTATAGGTCTTGAAAACTCAAGTGAATGGGATGAAATATGGTGCATAAACTCTGCTGGCTTGGTATATCCAGCTGACAGAATCTTTGCATTAGATCCAGCTAGTCGGTTCTTTGATTCAGATGACGCTGGCAAACAAACAAACGCTATGATTAAACTCATGTCGGAGTCTGATGTTCCCATATACACTTGTGAGGAAGATCCTAGAATCAAAAATCCAGTGAGATACCCTGTAGAAGATGTGTGTAACGCGACCAAATGCGCTTACATGAACACAACAGTAGCTTTTGCCATAGCTTACGCTTTATACAATAAAGTCGGCAGAGTAGATCTTTTCGGTATAGATTTTTCATATAAAGAAAACATGCACTTTGCAGAAGCGGGCAGAGCTTGTGTTGAGTTTTGGATTAGTAAATGTATGAGCGAAGATATAATTGTTGGCATAAGTGGCAGATCTACAGTTTTAGATTCTAATGTACCAGCAACAGAAAAACTTTATGGTTTTCATAGACTGGACAAACCTCTAGTAGCTGTACCACATGAAGGTAGGTTTTTGATTGGACCTTTTGATGAAATCAACGAGCAGCTAGAAAAGATAGGTCTTAAAATTAATGAGGATGTTGTACCACCAGAACCATACAAGGGGTGACTATGAGCAATAAGGGTGATTTTGTACTAGGTAATATTGAGGTTCATTCAACACAGAACAAAGGACACGATCCTGAGTTTTGGGCAACACAGGCCACAAAAAAGATAGTCAGCATTTCTGACGATGCGCCAGAGCATATCAAACAACAAGCGGTAGCTTTTCAAAACCAAGTTTATACTGTAATCTTGTATTCAATGAAGAACGCGATTAAGTCGCAAAACACGACTTATTCGAATATACTAAGAGAACAAGGCCATGAAGACATGGCTAAAATATTGAAGGAGCTATAATGGCAATAACATCTGCAATATGCACAAGTTTTAAACAAGAACTACTTGTTGAAGGGCATAATCTTACAAATGGTGCTGACAGTATCAAACTAGCGCTTTATACAAGCTCTGCAACTTTGGGAGCAAGTACAACAGCTTTTGTGACTACCGGGCAAGCCACAGGAACTAATTACAGCTCTGGCGGTAGTGCTTTGACCAATGTTACGCCTACAACTTCTGGCACAACTGCTATAGTTGATTTTGCGGATCTTACATTTGGTACGGCTACTGTTACAGCTAGAGGGTGTTTGCTTTACAACACAACCAATTCTAATAAAGCTATTGCTGCAATAGATTTTGGTGGAGATAAGACATCAACGGCTGGTGATTTTACGATTGTATTTCCAGCTGCAACTGCAACTGGAGCCATTATCAGATTGGCTTAGAGTGCAATAGGATATGTTAGAATCTAACTATGCCTCTAACCAAATTAAATTTTAAACCCGGAATCAATAAAGAGGAAACCGACTACTCTAATGAGGGCGGTTGGGTAGATGGCGACAAAATAAGATTTCGAAAAGGCCGTGTAGAAAAGATAGGCGGCTGGGAAAAGTTTTCTCCTTCTTCTATTATTGGTTCAGCAAGAGCCTTGCACTCCTGGATTTCATTAGGAGGCAGTAAATATTTAGGTATAGGAACTACAAATAAATATTATGTAGAGCAAGGTGGAACTTACAATGATGTTACACCTATTCGTAAAAATACCACTAATGCTGCTACTTTTGCAGCTACCAATGGCTCATCAACTGTTACAGTCACAGACGCAAGCCATGGCGCGGTAAATGGTGATTTTGTAACCTTTAGTAGCGCTGTTTCTCTGGGTGGTAATGTTACAGCTACAGTTTTAAACCAAGAATATCAAATAGATCTTGTCACCGGGACAAACACATACACAATTACCGCAAAAGACACGTCTGGAGCAACAGTTACCGCTAATGCTAGTGATTCTGGTAATGGTGGATCTGCAACTGACGCAGCCTACCAAGTAAATTCTGGTTTAGACGTGTATGTTGAATCTACAGGTTGGGGTGTTGGTACTTGGGGAGCTGGAGGTTTTGGTTCAGCATCCTCTTTGTCAGCTCAAAATCAACTTAGACTTTGGACACATGATAATTACGGAGAAGATTTAATTATGAATGTCCGAGGTGGTGGCATATATAGATGGAAAGAAAACGATGGACTTTCGACTAGAGGAGCGGAGCTATCTGGAATTACAGGGGCAAACCTTGTACCTACAGTTGGTCTACAAGTTATAACCTCAGAAACAGACAGACATTTGATAGTATTGGGAGCAGACGCAATAAGTGGTAGCTCAAGAACTGGAACTATAGATCCCATGTTAATAGCGTTTAGCGATCAAGAAAACGAGTTACAGTTTGAACCATTGTCTACTAATACGGCTGGATCTTTAAGACTATCTTCTGGTTCTTCTATTGTTGGAGGTTTGAAGGCTAGACAAGAAGTATTAGTTTGGACCGATACCTCTTTATATTCGATGAATTTTATTGGACCACCATTGACTTTTGCAGTAAATCTTATTAATGAAGGTGCTGGACTAATTGGTCCAAAAGCTGCCGTCAACTCACCGAAAGGTGTGTTTTACATGTCTAAAAAAGGGTTTTATTTTTACAATGGAGCTGTTCAAAAACTACCCTGTTCTGTGCAAAATTATGTTTTTTCAGATCTTGATGAAAGTCAGGCTTACAAGTGTTTTGGTGGTTTGAACGAAGAGTTTTCAGAAATTTGGTTTTTCTATCCATCGATTACAGATAATGAAACAGAAATATCCAGGTACGTTATTTATAATTACGAAGAAAATAGTTGGAGTATAGGATCTTTGGAAAGATATAGCTGGCTTGCTGCGGGTGTATTAAATAGACCTATATCTGGTGGTGAGGCTACTTCTACAAAATATTTATACGAACACGAGAAAGGATCTAACAATGACACAAGTTCTATGGATGGTGTGTTTATAGAATCAGCCGATATAGATATTACAGATGGTGACAATTTTGTGTTCTTGAAGAAAGTATTACCAGATATACTTTTTATTAATGACGTTGGCACAAGTCAAACAGGTGCGGTAAATATAGTTGTGAAGCGTAGAGATTTTAGTAATCAAACTTTATCCACAGACTCAACCACACAAGTTACGGCCAGCAGCACGTTCGGATCTTTAAGATCTAGGGGTAGACAGTTTGTGCTTAGGTTTGAGTCGGACGACGACAACACTGAACTTGATAAAAAGAATTATAAGTGGAGACTAGGTAACACAAGAGTTGAAATACAACCATCTGGTAGGAGATAAATGAGCAAATTACTCCAAACCAGGTTGCCGCTTGCAGATGGCCAGGCCGTTACTGCGGACACATTTAACAGATTAATTAGGATCCTGGAATTAAATTTAGGATCTGTAGATCCAAATGCGGTCCAGATCTTTAATTCAACAGAGATTAGCGAATTGCAATTTGCTACCGGAGCGATTATATTTAACTCTACAACAGAGGTTCACCAAGCGTTTGATGGCACTGAATTTAGGAACCTGTACGAACATCAAACTTACTTGACAGGATTGTCTGTTACAATGAGTTTAGGAACAGTAACAGTGAGTACACCATGAGCGCGTTAGAAGACAGTTTAAGAGCAGTATATAAATTACCAACCACGATGGCGAAAGCCAGTACGCCAAATAGGGGTTTTCTACAAGCTCCACAGCCTATGACGGAAGCACAGAGCTTGGCAAAACAAGTCATGGCAACACCCGGCAACATGGAAGAAATGCCAGAAGAACCAGAACTTTCTGCCGAAGATCAAGAACTAGCAGATCGATTATTACAACTAGCAGAACAAAGAAGCCAAGCACCTTTAGTTGACCTTACTGATACCTTACAAGCAGCCGGTACGGGTGAAGATACAATTTTAGCTCATTTGACTCCAGGTGAAGTTATCCTAGCTCCAGAGTTTATGGACGATCCTGAGTTTGAAAAAGCAGTAGAAAACAAATTTAAAGAAAGCGGCCTAGATCCAGCATCTTATGTAGCTGGCTCTGGTATTGCAAATTTAAACCTGCAAACTGGTGCACCAGAATATGGTTTCTTTAAGAAAATAGGAAAAGGACTTAAAAAGGTAGTAAAAAAAGTAGCTCCAGTTGCTATGTTTATACCTGGTGTTGGTACAGCATTAGGAGCGGCTTTAGGTGGCATAGGAGGATTGGCTGGATCAGCTTTAACTAAAGTAGGTCTAGGCGGAGTAGCAAGCACTTTAGGAGGTGCAGCAAGCACTGCTCTCGGTGGTATAGCAAAACTAGGAATACCGGGCATATCTTCAATAGCCGGCGGTACGGCTGGTGGATTTGGTGGTATTGCTAATGCTTTGACCACAAAATCTGGTTTGTTAGGTGGTGGCATGTTTGGAGAAACAGGATCTTCTTTTCTAGGTGGGCCAGAAGCCGGAAAAGGTTTGGCAAACAGATTTGGTTTCGGTAGTGGTACTGCTGGACAAGTAGAAGCATATCAAAAGGCTCAAAACGCACAAACTTTACTAGGTAATTTAACACCAGCACAAAGAGCAGTTATGGATCCCAAAGACATACAATATTTAGAGGGTTTAGCCGCTGGCGGAAAAAGTACAGGGTTTATGAGCAATGTTTCCAGTATATTTGGTGGCGGCGGACAACAACAACAGCTTTATGATGCCCAGGGTAATCCAGTGCAAAGCAGAGGTGGTATAGGTAATATATTCGGCGGTGGTGGCGGTGGTGGCGGTGGCTTAGGCAATTTTGCCAAGATAGCCGGCATCGGAGCTTTATCTGCTGGTTTAGGTAAGTTAGCTTATGAAGACGCTAAAAAACAAAAAGGCGTAGGCTTAACTCCATTGACAACCATGAGTCCTACAGGCAGATACAATATAGAAGCCGAGATAGCCAGGAGAATGGGACAACAAAAACCTAACCCGGTTGAGTTTGGTTTATTACCAGAAGGCACTTTACCTCAGTTATCCGGTGGACAACCAATACAAGCAGCTTTGGGCGGTGCTATAGAAGAATTACAAGGCGGTATGGCAAGGGGTATGCAAGACGGCGGAGAAATGGCTACAAGAATGAGTGGCTTGGCTATGCGTATGAAAATGGCGGACGACAAAAT